GAAGAGAAACAAGAAGTAATCATAAGCTTTGCAAACGAAGATCACACTTCCTAGGCCACACACTAACCAAGCGAAGGTCTTAAATTCAAAAGCAAGGTTCAAGGTGTTAATGTCCGGCAGACGATGGGGTAAGTCCTTAATCTGCCAGGTCATCACTTGTCTTGAATCCATGCAAGGAAAACGCGTCGCGTACATCACACCGACGTATCTATTAGCAAAGGCTTTCTTTGATGAGCTGGCTTTATTGATGCCGGCTAATGTGGCGATACCTAATAGATCAGACTTAACCTTCAAGCTAATCACTGGAGGATCAATAAGATTCTTTACTGGAGAGCGTCTTGATAATCTTCGCGGTCTAAAATTTCACTATGTGATCATCGATGAGGCATCGTATATTCCTAACCTGGAAGACGGCTGGAATAATGCAATACGTCCAACGCTTACAGACTTCCAAGGGAAGGCGATATTCTTATCGACACCAAAGGGAAAGAATTTCTTCTACTCATTATTCCTAAAAGGGATCGATCCATCTAGTGAATGGGAATCATTTAAGTTTAGCTCTTACGATAATCCTTACATCTCAGACGATGAAATCGATTCGGCTAGGATGGCACTGCCTGAGGTAGTCTTTGAACAAGAGTACATGGCTAACCCGGCGGAGAATAGTGCGAATCCTTTTGGATCTCAAGCTCTTTCAAAGTGCATCTCTGATATGTCTCAGGAGCCGGTCCGCGTGTTTGGAATTGACCTTGCAAAGTACAGCGACTGGACTGTGATCATTGGACTTGATGCTTCTGGTCATGTGGCTTATTTTGATCGATTCCAAAGTGACTGGGCTAGCACACAGAATAAAATCAGAATGCTTCCAAAGGTTCCGATGCTAGTCGATAGCACTGGCGTAGGAGATCCGGTAGTGGAGCAATTACAGCGCGAAGGATTAGCAATAGAAGGATTTAAATTTACATCCACAAGCAAACAAGAATTAATGTTAGGCTTGCAGGTGGCGATTCATCAAGAGAAGCTTCACTATCCTGCTGGCATGATCCAGGAGGAACTTGAAATCTTCGAGTACCAGTATTCTGCTAATGGTGTAAAGTATTCAGCACCGAGCGGTTTTCACGATGACTGCGTGATGGCTTTGGCTTTGGCCTGGCGCAAGCTAGACTTTAAGGCTGGCACCGGTAAATACAATTTTATTTAAATGCTATTTAATAACGATATGACTTGGAAAGATGTAACTGTATGGCAGTGGATCCAGCTCCAGAATCTCCTTCAAAAAACGGAAGGACTTACAGAGCTTGATATTGCTGTGAAATCTTTGGCAATCCTAACTAACCAAACGGAAAACCAAATAGATTCTTTAAAAATAAAGGATCTAAATAAGCAATTGATTGGAATAAAGTTTATTACTGACACGCTCCCAGAGCCTAAGCCGGTGGACTTTATTAAGACGCCTGGTAGACGATACCGGTGTATCTATGATGTTCGAAATATACCCTATGCCAGGTATTTGGAAACTAAGTTTTTCGGATCTGATGTAGCATTGAACATTCATAAGATAGCCGCCTCTATGGTCATGCCTATGAAGCGTACCTGGAGAGGATGGAAAGTAGCTAAATATGATTCAGCAAAACACGAGCAGTATGCTGAGGATTTACTGGAAGCGCCATTCGAACAAGTATACGGATCGATAGTTTTTTTTTGTCAAGTATTCAACGACTCGATAAGGAGTTTATCGGGCTATTTCAAGACGGAATCGATCAAGCTTGGGATGACGGAAGAGGAGGCAGAGATGTTAGTGCAGGGTTTATGCGACGCTTTGGATGGATCTACCAGGCTACTATTATCGCAGAACACGAAAGAATAAAGCTGGAGGAAGTTTACGAGCTTCCAACGATCCAAGCCTTAAATGATTTGTCTTACATTAAGAGTAAAAACGCGCACGATCGCGAACAAATAAAACAAGCGTATGGCAAGCATTAGTCAAGCTCAAGCTAGTTTAGGATCAGACTTTACAGCTGGAGGAATATCCAAAGGTAATGAAGTTGTGTTTAATGCTGTCGAGGCTATTATGACTCAGGCAGCTTTTGAGTTTATACAGCTAGCTAAAAAAAGACTAACTCAGAGAGGTAAGATTGACACTGGTAATTTGTCGGATATTGTGGTCACAGAAATAAAACAGAGTGGCACTAAGTATTCTCTGACAATAGGATATGATAAAAGCAATCCAGCATCAGAGTACTATGATTATAATGACAAAGGAGTAAAAGGAATAGGCGGATTTAAAGGCACACTTCCAAGAGGATTTCAGGAGCCGATAAACACTCCTTATAGTTTTAAGAATCTCAGACTATCAAGTGGCTTTATTGACTCTATTACTCGCTGGTATTTGCGCCATAAATCATATATCCGCAATGAGGACCAAAGAAAGAATTTAAGTGGCTTACAGCGTAAAAGAAAATCTCTTGGCAATGTTGTAAGCGAGACAGAAAAGATTAGGAACCTAGCAATAGCTACAGCGAGAAACATAAAGCGCAAAGGTATTTCCAGGACTGGATTCTTTGAGGACAATATCGAAGAGGCTTTTGGTCAAGACTTCCAGATTAAACTAGCTAAGGCCCTAGGACAAGACGTAGCATTAAACATTAAACAAACATTCAAATAATGGCGATCACTATTGAAAGCATTCCTGCAAGTTACTCTTCAGCTCATGACGCTCTTTGGCATGTCGTAAGCTCTACCAACGTAGGATCAACAAATTTCAAATACATATTTGATATTCAAATTAATTCTGTAACTGTAGCAAGTTTTAAGGTTTATCCAGATGTAAATAATCTGGGCGTCATTGATTTCGGACCTATTGTCAGAAACTACTTTGCAAGCCAGCTTGTAGACGATGGATCTGGATTTGTAAGAGCTGCGGATGGATTCCTTCATGTTGATTACACGATCCGATATGGCGAAGATTTTAATGGAATAGCGCAACCGAATTTGACTTCCGGAACTTACAGAGGCTGGAATTTTTCTCTAGATCCTTTCCGTAATCCTATCACTACTTATTCAAATAAATTCCTAACATCTCGAGATCGGAATGCAGCTAAGGTAATATCTGGAGAGTCATTCTTAATTACTTATTTCAATGCAGACTTAGCCTCCTCGCTAACTGCTACAATCCAGAATCTAAATGAAGACGGAACCAATAACGGAAACGCTTCGACTGGATCTAACTTTTTACCTAGCGCGGTGCATGGAATTATTTTAGATTTATCTCCTACTTCAATAAATTCTTATTTAGGCATTACAAAGATAACTGCTTCGACTTATGCTTACCGGGTATCAATAGGAGCTGACTCGATAGTTATTACTCAAACCTGCGCGCCTAGATTTACACCGGTGCAAATAGTATTCCAGAATCAATACGGAGGATATGATCAGTTTGCCTTCAGATTACTATCGCGCCAAAATAGAAAGATGGATCGCAAAACTTATACACGCTCAGGATATGAAATTAACGCTTCGACTAAAACGATGGATTTCAAAGATTCTTCTAACATTTTTTATGGTGGCTCAAGAAGTTTCACGACTGGCATCGATTATTCTTACCTTGTAATCAGTGACTATTTGACTCTTGCAGATTACACCTTAGGCGCTGAAATGATTGCCTCTAATGAGATTTATTTAAAGTTAAATGGTAACTATTATCCTATAGTATTTACTGGGACTACATGGCAAGAAAAGAATCAGTCTTCAGATAAGATTTTCAATTATGAATTGAACTTTAATTTAGGCATTAAACAGTTTAGCCAGTTTAAATAATGATAACAGAAATCCTTTTAGAAAATAGCCGGCTAGATATTTACGAAGATATTGGTCTGGAATTAAACCTGGCAATTGATGACATTAAAGACTTTAGCTCTAGAAATACAACTTATTCAAAAACGATTACGGTTCCTGGCAACGCTAATAATAATAAAATCTTTGGTCATATTTATAGCCTTACTAGCGCTAATAATCTCGGAGTGCCTAATGATAGCCCAAGCGTCGGTTATAATTTTGATCCGACTAAGCAAACGAATGCAAAGATATTTGTAAACAAGATCCAGGTATTTAAGGGAGTTCTGCGCTTGCTTGAAATAAAGATTGTAAGAGGTCAAATAGAATACGAATGTGCAGTATTTGGAGAGCTAGGCGGTTTCGCCTCCGCGATTGCAAATAAGACGCTACAAGATCAAGAGTTCTCTAATCACTTCCAGCAATATAACCAGGCATGGAATGACACAAATATAGTAAATTCATGGGATGCCTCAGGAACTGGAATTGTTTATCCCTTAATTGACTACGGACTTTGCAAGCATCCAGCTACTGGATCGGGAAATGATTATCATATGGATGCTTTTAGGCCAGCATTCTTTGTGAATGAAATCATGAAGAAAATAATTGATTTTTCTGGCTATACTTATTCAAGTGATTTCTTTAATACGGCCTTTTTTAAATCATTAATTATACCAAATAATTTTGCAAACCTTGAGCAGGTAGTCTCAAATCTATTAAACGCAGATGCGACTAATGTGACTATTACCGGCACTGATCAATTATTGACGTTTACTTCTTCAAATCTTAATCTGTTTACTGTTTCCAGTAATACGACGTTTACTTTTACCGGTACTTCTGGAACTCTTGGAGTTTTTCAATTACAAGGTTATGGAACTATTCGATCGACAGTACCGGTAAGTGTAAGAGTTTTACAAAATAGTACAATTATAGGATCACAAACTATAGGATCCAGTAATAATCAGACTACTTATTTTAGTATTAATCTAAACATTAATGCTACCTTAACAAATTTGGATCAAATTAAAATCCAAATAGTTAATACTTCTGGTGGTTCAGCTTACACGTTTGTTTCAAGTTATTTAAATTTTGAGTTTAATTCTGAAAGCTTAATTCCACTCCAGGCTACCTTTAACGGAAACCTTGTAATGCCAAACTTATTACCTAAAGGTATTCTTCAAAAGGATTTTTTTATATCGATTTGTAGAATGTTTAACCTTTATGTTTATGAGGATAAGTCAAAGGACAAGCATATAATGATTGAACCTTTTATCGATTTTTACGATATAGGTGGAGGCTATGTAAAGCTTGATGATTTCGGAGATTTGCTTCTTCATGGGGAACCAGGCGATAGCACTGGACTTGTTTTATTAGAAGATCCAGTGTCAAACGCCATTGATTGGTCGGACAAAGTAGACTATTCCCAGGATATTAGTATCAAGCCAATGAGCGAATTAAATGCTAGATTCTACGATTTTCAATATACTGAGGATGATGACTTTTATAATGAAGCTTACAATAAGAAGTATTCTGAAAGCTACGGAGATCGCAAAGAGGATACTGGTTTTGAGTTTACTAATGACAGAACAAATATAGATATTATATTTAGCCCTTCTGTATTGGTTAAAAGATTTGGAGATGATAAACTAGCCGCGTCTATTTTAGATAAATCTGATCAAGTAGAAGAAAGACGAGATAGTAATATGAGGATTATGCAATTTAAAAAAGTTACTGGAGTAAATTCTTGGAGATTAAAGGAACCTACAGCGCAAGGTAGTGGCAATGTAGGATCAGCGCTAACTGCCTATGGATTTGCTGGTCACTTAAATCATCCAACTACTCCGACAACTGATATTAATTTTGGAGTTCCTAAAGAATTACTTTTTAGTTTATCTGTTCAATACCCTAGCGCTAATCTATTTACTTCTTTCTGGGGCGATTATTTGGCAGAGATTATTGCCAAAGATAGCAAGCTCCTTTCTTGCTATTTATATTTAGATCTGCAAGACATCTACTCGCTAGACTTTGCTAGACTAATCTTAATAGATGGCGCACTTTGGAGGCTAAATAAGGTAAATGATTTTAATCCTAGCGTTCCAAAAACTACCCAGGTAGAATTGCTAAGAGTAATCGAATTAACATACGCATAATGGCAGTAAACGAAACAGTAGGAATAAATCTAGTAGCAGACACAAAGAGTCTGAGAGGACAACTTCGTGAGGCTACTCAGGAATTAGCAAGATTACAAAATACAGCTGGAGCCTCCGCTGCTGAGATAGCAAACGCTGCCAGAAGAGCTGCTGAATTAAAAGATCGTATCGGAGATGCTAAAGCAACTATCGAAGCTTTTGATCCAGATGCTAAATTTAAGGCGTTTGGTCAATCAATCCAAGGTGTAGCTGGTGCTTTTGCTGCAACCCAGGGAGCGCTTGCACTTGTAGGAGTAGAATCTGCTGAGGTAGAAAAGCAACTCTTAAAAGTCCAGGGAGCTTTAGCCCTATCTGAAGGACTTAATACGGTTCTTTCGTCGATCGATGGATTTAAAAACTTAGGTTTAGTTATAAAGACCAACGTAATAGGGGCCTTTACTAGCTTAAAAGCTGCGGCAGTTACTGCATTTACCACTATCAGAGGTGCATTAATTGCCACTGGAGTGGGTGCTTTTGCTATTGCTTTGGGTTTAATTGTGTCAAACTTTGATGCGATTAAGGAGGCGGTTCTTAGAGTTGTACCAGGTCTAGCTAATGTAGGCAAGATATTTACTGGAATAGTGGAGAAAGTTACTGATTTTGTAGGTATTACAAATGAAGCAGAAAGATCTCTTGATAAATTTACTAAAACTTCAGCTAGAAAAAAGGAAGGTTTAGAAGCAGAGCTTAAAGTTTTGGAAGCAGCAGGAGCTAGCGAAAAGGCTTTGTCAGATAAACGCAAAGAAATAGTAAACTCTGATTTAAATGTTTTACGTCTAAAACTAAAAACAACTGGAGAGCTAAGCACTGAAGAATTCAAGAAATTTAGAGAGCTTAAAAATGAGCTTACGGTAATTGATATTAAATACAATAAATCAATTACAGACGCAAATAATAAAAAGAATGAGGAGTTAGCAAAACAGAATAAGGAGGCTAAGGATAAGGCAGACGCTGAGGCTAAGAAAGCAAAGGAGGAGGCTGACAAGAAAGCAGAGGAGGAAGCTAAGGAGAGAAGAAAAAATCAACAAAGAATCGCTTCTGAAGATGAGGAAATCGCAAATAGAAACGCGGATAAATTCTTAACTGATCGCCAGAAAGAAGAGGAAGCAGTTCAGGCTAAATACACAAAGCAATTAGAGGACAGAATTAAATTTGGAGGAGATGAGGCAGTAATTGAGGAGGCTAGGAATGAGGGTTTACAAATAATTAAGGATAAGTACGATCAATTAGAACTTCAAAAGCTTTCAGATAAAACAGAAGAAACAGTTCAGATAATTAAGAAAGGGGAAGAGGATCAAACTAAATCTTCAAAAGCCGAGACTGATAAAAGAATAAAACTAGGCGAAGCAGAAAAACAAGCTAAATTAAATAATTTAAAAGCAGCTTCAGACGTATTTGGTGCATTAGCAGGATTAGCAGAGCAAGGAACTGCTACGCAGAAGGCTCTTTCTTTGGCTCAGATTGCTTTAAATACCGGAATTGCTATTGCTAACTTGACAGCAACTACTTCAGCTCCTACGCCTGACAACTTAGCCACTGGAGGTATATCTGGATTTGCTAAATATGCAGCAGGAATTATCACAATTTTGGCAAACGTAGCGCAAGCAAAATCAATCATTGACTCGGTTCCTGGTGGCGGTGGTGGATCATCTGCATCGATGTCAATGCCAAGCGCAGGACCTGGCGCTCCGATAGCTCCAAGAGCAGCGGAACCTACTGCCACTACATTAGATCAACAATCTTTAAATTCAATTAATAATGTGGTTACTAGGGCTTATGTAGTCGAGAGCGATATTACTGGATCACAGAAAAGAATTGAACGTATCGAGAAAGCTTCTAGATTTTAAACAAAAAAACCGGCTCTAAAAAGAAACCGGCTTTTTTTGATTGTTAAAGGCATTACAAATATAAGAATAGATTTTGATAAAAAAAATATAAAGCATGAATTTACCTATTTATTTACTAGAGATTAATGAGGACCTAGCAGATGGTTCAGAAGTGGACTTTGTCGCTTTGGTAGACAAGCCTGCAATCGAAAGAAACTTTCTTCGTTTCAAAGAAGATCGTTTAAATTTTGAGATTCAAGACGAAGAGCGTCGCATTATCTCTGGTCCTATCATGCTAGCAGATACACCGATTTATCGTAATGATAATGGCCAGGAGTATTTTGTCTCATTCCCTAAAGACACGATTTACAAGATCGTTAAAAAAATGTTTCAGAAGGGATACACTTCAAACGTCAATTTAATGCACGATCCTAACCAGGTAGTCGATGGCGTGACGATGTTTGAAATTTGGATCACAGATGAGTCTAGAGGAATCAAACCTATGAAAGGTTTTGAGGATGCTCCAGATGGCTCAGCCTTTGCCTCTTATTCGATCGATAATGACGAGGTATGGGGAAAGGTTAAGACTGGAGAATTTAAAGGCTTTAGCGTCGAAGGATTATTTAACTACAAGAAACAGCCTGGCGATATGATAAAAGAAGAAAAGCTTTGGTCTGAAATCGCTCAGATTTTGCAAGAATGTAAATTTTAAAGTATAAACTTTTTTGCTTATATCTATTTATAAACGAGTAATAAAATAAAACTAAACATGACAGTAAAAGAAGGAATCGAAAAAATCCGCTTGATGTTAGCTTCAGAAAATGAAGCGCCTCAGATGGAGACTAGCGAAGAATCTGCACCGGCTACTCAATTAACTTTTGAAACTTACGATCTTAAAGATGGATCGAAGATTGACTTAAGTGGATTAGAGATTGGCGCTGTAGCGATGCTAGTAGATGAAAGCGGAAACGCTTCTCCTGCTCCAGATGGTGAGCATGAGCTAGTGGATGGCACTATGGTTACAACCGTAGGAGGTAAAGTAGAAGGCATTGAGACACCTCAAGCAGAAATGGAGCCTATTGAAATGCCAGAGGAAGAAATTCCAATGGAAGAAGACAAGTTCCAGGTAATTGATGGCACTATCGAAAACTTAAAAGCAGAGAACGAAGCTTTAAAAGCTAAGATCGCATCTATCGAGGGAAAATTCTCTCAAGCAATCAACGATTTATCTGATGTAGTTTTAGGTTTGGCTTCAACTCCAGGCGCTAGTCCTATCCAGGCACCAAAAAATTCTTTCTCCAGAGTTGAGAAAAGAGAAGAAAAAATCGAGAGATTTTTAAACAAAGTAAAAAATTTAAAATAACAATTTAAAAAACAAAAAAGATGGCATTTGTAGTATCTTCATTGGCTAATTATACAGAAGAGAACGCTACCCAATTAGTAGCTTCATCTGTATTAGGTGCAAAAACAATCTCTTTGATCAAGGATCAAGGAAACGTAATGTTAGGCGTTAAGTCTGCTGAAACGGTTAATATCATGGACACAGACGCATTCTTCCAAGATGGTTCATCTTGCGGATTCAACGCTTCTGGTACAACTACTTTCACACAGCGTACATTAACTGTTGGAAAGATTAAAGTAAACGAGGCACTTTGCCCGAAAGATTTAGAATCAAAGTATTTACAGAAGGCATTGCCAGCTGGTTCATCTTATGATTCTATTGTGTTCGCTGCTGAGTACTCACAACGTAAGGCTGACAAGATCGCTGCTCAATTAGAGACCGCTGCTTGGCAAGGAGATACTGCTTCAGCAAACGGAAACTTGAACAAGTTTGACGGTTTCGCTAAGTTAGTAGCTGCTGCTTCTGCTTCAGTAATCCACGCAAATACGACTACTTACTACGGTACTCCTTTAGCTGCTTCTGCTGGTATCACTACTTCTAACGTGATCAACGTAATCGATGCAGTTTATAAGGCGTTACCTGCTGAGATCGTAGCTAAGGACGACGTTTCTATCTTTGTAGGAATGGACGTATTCCGTACTTACACAATTGCTTTAAAGAACGCGAACTTATTCGCTTATAACTTTGATGGCAAGGCTGATTCTGAGTTAATGCTTCCAGGTACAACTGTGAAAGTAATTGCAGTACAAGGTTTGAACGGAACTTCAAAGATCTATGGTGGTCGCGTTTCTAACATGTTCTTTGGAACTGACTTATTAGATGAGCAAGAGCGTTTCGAATTGTTCTATGCTAAAGAAGCAGATCAAGTTCGTTTCGTAGCTGAGTTCAAGGCTGGCGTTCAAATCGCTTTCCCTGCTGAGATGGTTGATTTTATCTTAGCTTAATTCTTACAAATAAGTTCGGGGAGATCCATTGGATTGGACTCCCCTAATTTTAACCTTTTAAATTTAAAATTATGCCATGCGCTTTAACTCAGGGTTATGCCCTAGATTGTAGAGATTCATTAGGCGGAATCACTGAAGTTTACTTCATTGAAAAGGGAAACGTAACTAGCACAACAGAAGCAAGCGGAATTATTACTGCTATAACTAAAGCAGCAAGTAAGGTTTTTAGAAAATATGAATTAGTTCCTGGAACTTCTTCTTTGACTGAAAACGTGAACGCAAACGTGCAAAACGGAACCGTATTCTACGCTCAAGAATTATCAATCATTCTTAACAAATTGCAGGCTAACACTAGAAATGAAATTCTTTTATTAGCTCAGAATACTTTGGTCGCTGTCGTAGGCGATAATAATGGGAAGTATTGGTATTTAGGTAAGGTTTCTGGCATCAATTTGTCAGGCGGTAACGGTGCAACCGGTACGGCTAATGGAGATCGTTCTGGATATACATTAACTTTCTCAGCTTCTGAAAAGGCTTTGGCTCCAGAAGTAGCAAGCGGAATTATTGCAGGTTTAACAGCCTAATAAGACAGTCGTTTGGTTAGACGTGGGGGAGGGCGAAAGCCCTCTCTTTTTTTTGTATTATAAATATAATCTTCTTTGCTATTTATTATCGATGATTCACTTAACTAAAGGACAAACGACTAAAATAATAGTGACGCTTAAGGAGAAGCAAACTCTTTCAGCGCCTAATTATTTATTCTTTTTTAAGTCTAGATCTACAGATAAGACAAAGGCTTTTGTTATTTTAAATAACGCAGATCTTTCTAATTATAAAGACAGATTTAACGCTTTTAACATCGTTACAAATAGTCATTTTTCTAATTATGACAGCGGAGAATACACTTACGCTATTTACGAGCAGACATCAACGACAAATTTAATACCTGCAAATGCAACTGGATTGCTAGAAGTGGGGCAAATGTCGCTTAAAAATGCGACAGAATTTGAGTTTACGACTTACAACCAGACGAATAATACTTTTATAGTGCGCGATATATGAGCAATAATACAAACTTCCTTAATGTACTTACCTTTGCGGAGGCTAGACAACCAGAATACACTGAGAAAAAAGGCGAAAATGGTGGTTATATTGAGTTCGGAAAAAAGAATGATTACCCCAATTACCTTGTAGATCTGTTTAGTAAGTCAGCTAAGCACAACGCGATCATAAAAAGTAAGGTAAACTACATCACTGGAAATGGTTTTAAGCCCATTGATGAATCAGATATTGCAGCTCAGGAGTTTATTGATAAGCCAAATCCTTTTGAATCATTAAATGACATCTTAAAAAAGGTATCTACAGACGTAGAATTATTTGGAGGTGCTTATCTTCAAGTTATTTGGAGCCAGGTAGCTGGTCAAGTTTCGGAGATTTATCACTTAGATTATACAAAGGTTCGTACAAATGAAGATAATACGCAGTTCTGGTATTCAGAAAACTGGCTAGACAATAAATACAAGCGCGATATTTACAACGCCTTTAACGATAAGCTTCCAGTAGGAACTCAGATTTTATATCTTAAAGAATATCGTCCAAATCTTTCTGCTTACTCTTTGCCTGGTTACTTAGGGGCCTTGAATTATATTGAGTCAGACATCGAAGTTTCCAAACACGTTTTAGGTAATGCACAAACTGGCTTCAGTGCTTCCAAATTAATCACGCTACCAAACGGAGAGCCACAAGACGAAGAGAAACGCCAGGTAGAAAGAAAATTCACTGATCGATTCTCAGGATCCGACGGAAAGAAGTTCATTTTATCCTTTGTGAATGACGCTTCTAGAAAGCCAATCATTGAGGACCTAGGTGCTTCTGATATAACTAAGGAGGATTTCGCAAACGTCGATAAAATCATTGAGAAAAACGTATACGCTGGACACCAGATTACATCTCCAGATTTATTTGGTATTGCAACGCCAGGCCAATTAGGATCACGCCAGCAAATGCGCGATTCTTACGAGATCTTTAAAAACACTTACGTCAATGATAAGCAAATATATCAGGAACAAGTATTCAGTTTACTTGCCAAATTACGCGGTGCTATCGATGGGCTACAAATAATTCCAGTTGAGCCTATTGGCATGGAGTTTTCTGAGGCTACGATCGCTCAGAATTTAACTAAAGACGAGATTCGCGAAAAACTAGGTGCGCCTAAATTGGAGCCTAAGACTTCAGGTAACTCTCAAGATGTTATCGACGCAATCAATAGTTTATCTCCATTGGTGGCAAATAAAGTACTCGAGTCAATGACTCCAAACGAGATCAGGGCTTTAGTAGGTTTAGTACAAGAGCAAGGAGGCGGAGAGCTTGAAGGCGTCGCTCCTTCTGCCACCACTTTAAGATTCAGCGAGGATGATGTGATTGACATCTTTAATCAGTTTGGAGAGTCAAAAGAAAA